GCCACCGTTCGGACCGAGTGCGGTCGGCAGCGGAACGTCTGTCCCCGTCTTCGCGTCGTCGGATCCGGCAAACGACACCAGGCCGACAGCTTGGGCGTTCTGGTCCGCCTGGCCGGAATAGTTGATCTTCCGCGTCGCGAACGGGATCACGACTCCGTTGTTCGTGAGTTCGGCGTTATCGTTGGCCATAGGGCGCCTTGTCTCTGCTGGGAGCGGGCTTCAGCATAGGGAGATCCCGTCAGATCGGCTCCGCAGCACCATTAGTGGTGTGTTCGCGCCACGCGGCTTCGGCCACGGCACGGACTTTCGGATCCTCCGCGGTCAGGTCGTCCCCTGGCGTCAGGACGTGCCGCTGGTAGCGCGCGGCGATCTCCACGCCGTCTTTCAGCACGCGGTTGACCTGCCTGACCTGCACATGCCCAGTCTCAAGGACTTCGATCTTGTCGATGGCCGAGACTTCGACGAATGGCATGACTCCTCGTTACGCGGCGGCGCGGTAACTGAGCGTGAAACTCATTTTGGTGTTGTTCGCGATATCGGCGGTCACGAGAGCCGTGTCGTTCGTCACACCAGGCGACTGAATGCCGCGGACGAGCGCGACCGCGCTATTCGACTGCGTCGCCGCGAAGATCGATCCCCAGTTGGTGGCCAGGTCTCGGAAGCTGACGCCCCCCACGGAGAAGAGACCGGCTTGCGTCAGTGTGGTAAACGGGAGACCGGTAATGACGACGTCTCCGGTGATCGTGCCCTTGGCGGAGAGCTCGATCGAGCCGTACAGCACAACGAGTTGCCCGATCTTTACGCCGCGCCCGAGCTGCGTGACGTACGTTTGGCCACTGGTGCCACCAGCGCCGCCGAGGACCGGCGTCCAGTTGAACTCTTCGTAATCGTCCAGCGTGTTGGCGTCAGAGGACGGGTTCTGCGTCGACGGGAATTTTAGCTGGCCGATCCCGCCACCGCTGACACCGCCGAAGAGGCCGATCGTCTTCAGGGCCGTGAGCAGTTGCGAGACGTTCCCAGGCGGTGAGGCTTTCGCAAGCGTGAGACCGGCCGCCTCGATCGTTTTGCAGAGTTCCTCCTGGACCTCGTTGCACCAGTCGTCGGTGACCACCGTGGCCTGTTGTCCGATCCCGGGATCGCCTTCGGTGAATAGGTTCGCGACGTGGCCATCTCCATCTATGCGGTGCATGACGCTCTCCCTCTAGGCGTATGAAAAAATGACGTAGGTATGCGCGGGCGCCGAGCGCAGGACGATGCACTCGAGATCGAGCGCGCCCCACCCGCGCAACCGTTCGCCCACCCGTGACCCCGCTCGGAACACTCGAATATCGGTGGACACATCGACGTCGATGTTCCACGCGAACGCCCAGGCCGTGCCGTAGAGCCGATCACCCGCACGTGCTTCCCCCACACGAAAGGGGCGATACAGGCTGATCGTCGCCGTGAACCCCAGACGCTCCAGTAACTCCAAAAAGAACGCTTCTGACTGCCCGCCGATGGCGACGGCCTTCTGCGCGACGAGGACGCGCCGCTCCGAGATGTCCGTCGGGAGCACGAGCAAGCACTCGTCCGGTAACCCAAACACCCGCTCCCAATCCGTGAGTAGTTCGAGCGTCGTCCGCGGATCGCTTTCCTCGATCAGCGTCACCGACCGCGCATCGACCCGCGCGAGTTCATCCGCCAGGCCGGCCATCAGGTTCGACAATCGCGTGCCCGCGTCGGCCGCCCACGCCGCGCCGCGCGGAAGGAGTTCCTTCAGCTGCCGCGCGTAGCTCTCTACGTCCACGATATGGACCCAAACGTGGCGATGTGTCCGGTCACGTGTGTCACGTCGGCCGCCGGAACGGTCACCGAGAAATCGTTGACACCGGCGGCCGTGCCCACCGCGACGTCAATCTGTGAGCGGAGGATCGTGCTGCCAGGTTCCGCTTCGCGCGTGAGCAAGTCGGTCAGTTCGGCTTGAACCGCGGCGCGCGTCGCGCTCGTGTCTGGCGAGATCTCGATCGTGAAATTCAACGTGTCAGCGATCGGCGCCAGCACGGTCAGATCGGCAGTCACCGGTACGAGCGGATCCATGTGCGCCTGCACCGCGGCCACTTCGCCAGCATCCGGAATCGGGTTCAGGTCCCCGTCGCGCATGAACCGCACCGTCACCGTGCCTGGCCCGAGCTCGCTCGGATACCCCCAGGCCCGCGTGACGCCTGCGACTTCCTTCGCCCATGTGATGTAGTCGGCTTCCGATCCGCCCTGCGGCGGCTGGCGCATGCGCGTGAGGAGTCGCTCTCTAAGGGCGTCGTCGCTCTCGGTATCCGTCCCACCGGAGATCGCGACGGTGACCGGCGCCGTCGCCGTGACTCCGGAGATCGGAGAGACGAAGGTCAGCACCACATCGATCTCCGCATTGCCGCCGACGCCCGCCTCAACGGCATCGACTGAGACCAACACAGAGCCGGTGCCGTCCACAATCGCCTCCGCCTGTGTCGCGTATTCCACGCCGTCGCTTCGTTGGAGTCGCGTATCCTCCGGAATCACAGAGGTTGGAAGACCAGTCGCCACGACCGCACCGGTGGCAAACGTGGCCGGCAGCCGCGCGATGCCATAGAGCGACGCTTGGCGCTCGAGATACTCGACTTCTGAGGTATCCGGAAACAGCTGCTTCGAGAGGTAATCGAGATGTCCGTGGAGCAGATGGACCGCCCCGGCGACCACGCGCGCGAGCACCCCGATCACACTCCGCCGGAGGGCCGCGCCGCTCAGGCCGAGCCGCGTCGTCAGGTCGGTCATGATGCGACCGACGAGATCCGCCAAGGTTGGACGCAGGAACGGCATGGCTATAAACTCCCCGTATGCACATCCAGACCACGGCACCGGACCAGGAACGACGCCAGCTCGCCCGAGCGCTCGTGATGGAATACGGCGTTACGTTCCCGCGCGTCCTCGGCATCCTGAATCGCGTGGACTGGGACGAGCACGTCGCGCGTCAGCTGCTCGATGCTGGTCTCGGACCTGACGATTTCGATTCCGTCGCCCATCGCTAAATCACTCTCCTCGCGCTTCCTGCGCCGCCCACGTGGAGGTGAAGCGATACTCCACCGGATCGAGACGCGGCCGATGAATCGCGATCGCCAGGCCCAACACGCCGGACCGGGGCACTTCCGCCGTCACGTCCACCTGTGCGGCCACGCGATCGTCGAGCAACCACTGCAATGCTTCGCGCGCGTACTCTTCGGCGCGAATGAGCACGCTCGTCTGCTCCTTCTCCCGCTCGAGCAGCCACAACCGGCTCCCGAGCTTGTCTTCCGCGACGTCCGGCAGCGTGTCGCCCCACCAGCCGCGGCGATCCGTCTGCCCAATCGGGAGCGGATCGCTGTCATCGGCCCGGCGATCGGTGAAGAGCGACAGAATCACCGCCGTCTGCAGCCCTTCGTCGGTGGCCAGATCGTTGACGTTCACTCTTGCCCCACAATCACGAGATCCGCTGAGATGACTGTCCAGTCCATGCGCAGATCGCCTTGGTCGACGGCGAATTCACGCGAGGACCCCGCGAGGACCACCGTTGCTGGCGGCGGTTCCGGCGGCGGTTCCGGCGGCGGGATCACGCCGCCGCCTTCCTCAATCGAGAAGAGCCATGGCAGCAGCATTCAGGCCTCGATCAGTCCATGAATCCGAAGACGCGCGAGCAATGTGTTGATAGCAGTCCGGGCCTGGGTATCGACCGTGCCGCCGCCACTGGCATCCGTGACTGCTGCCCCGCGGTTGCTCACGACCTGCACCGCGTCGACTTTGATCACTCCGGCCACATCCACAACCCCGGTGCACTCGAGAATCGGTGACTCGACGCGCACCTTCGTGCCGGCGAGAACCTGGACAATCCGCCCGCGCTGGAGCCGCACGCAGTCGCCCTCATCGGTGTAGAGCGCGACCTCCCCGGCCGTCATGCCTGTCTTCCGGTGCTCCCGGTGATCCACGGCGATGACGAGCGGGTGATCGCGATAGCCGCCCGGAAAGACCACGACCGCCTCGGCGCCCGGAAACGGGACGGAGCTGAAGCCGTACTCCTGAAAGCGTTCGCAGGCTTCGCGCGTCTCTTCGGACAGGAGCCCGACCTGGAGGCTTTGCAGCGTCGTGCTGTCGCTCACGAGGCGCACCACGGCACGGGCCACCATGTTGTCGAGGCGCCTTCGAAGGGGCGACAGGAGCCGGTTCATCGCGTCGATCACAATCCCAACTTCGCCAGGCCGGACAGCCCGCCTCCCTCATTCGCCACAATCACGGGTTCCGGCACAAACGCATCCGGCCGCACGAGCTTCAGGTCCGTCGTCGTCCCACCGTTCAGCGAGAGCGCATAGGTGGCTTCGGTAATCAGGAGCTCGGCATCGACGCCGAGACGCGGGCTCAGCACCTTGACGCGCGCGTTAATGGGCCAGAGCGACCCGTCGCGCTGCGTCCAGCCCTGCACGATAGCGGCGATCGAGGCGCTGCGTGCGGCTCGAACGGTGGACTCCCAGGCGGCCCGCTGTTTCGCGAAGGCGGTTGTCACTGCCCCGTCAGGCCGCACCAGGAGGACGCGGGCTGCACGCGCCCCCATGTCAGAAGCTTCGGCCTTCACCGCCGCGGCGGCCTCCCCAAAGAGCGTGTCAGAGCCCCCAGACTGCCCGCTGACGATGTAGCG